CCATCATCCATGACGGTTAGCGCGCCGTGTTGTCGATCTGCCCACATGTGCACAGTGGGTGCTTGGTCCACTGACGCGCGACGATCGAGCCGGTATTGAGGTCGAACTCCAAGGTGGCGTTGAGCGCCGCGGGCGGCGCCGGATCGGGCACCGCCTGTCTCCCGCGCACCGCCGCGATCACCCGGTTCACCTGACTGAGCGCCAGGGCCGCGGTCGCCAACAGGGTGGCCCTGTCGGCCACCCCGACGGTGTCGCGCAGCTGGGCGGCGATGGCCGGCCATGCGGCGTCGCGGTCGCTGCGGTGCAAATCCGCACACCCCAAACATCTACTATGATCTTAAGGGAAATGACTATGGAAGGGGTCGCCATGAAAGAGCGGGCCGCCCTATACGCGAGAATCAGCCTGGACAAGTCCGGTGAGCAGATCGGCGTCACCCGCCAGCTCCATGACATGCGCAAGCTCGCTGAGGGCCGTGACTTCGAGGTCGTGGCCGAGATCACGGAGAACGACGTCAGCGCCGCGAAGGGGCTGCGTCGACCGGGCTACGAGGAGGTCTGGAAGCTGGTACGGGCCGGCCGCATAGATCACGTCGTCGTCTGGCAATCATCCCGTCTGATGCGGACGCGGAAGGATCGCGCCGAGGTCATTAACGCGTTCGGCCAGCACAACGTCGACGTGATCGCGGTCAAGGGACCGTCGTTCGATCTGCGGTCGGCTTACGGGCGCGGGATGGCCGACATGGTGACCTCCTTCGACACCATGGAGTCTGAGGTCAAGGGGGAGCGGGTCGCGGCTGCTATCGCCGACATGGCCCGCCGCGGGCAGTCCTGGGGCCTCTGCCCATACGGGTGGGACCGGGTCGGTCGCGGCATACACACCAAGCAGGTGGTCAACGAGCACGAGGCCGCAGTTGTGCGCGAGCTCGTGGACCGCCTGCTGGCCGGCGAGTCGTTGAACGAGCTGCATCGCTCGATGAACGACCGCGGCGAACCCGCGCCGGGGTACGCGCAATGGATGAAGCTGCCGCTCGAGCGGCGGGAGCAGTTGTTGGCGAAAGGCCGCAAGGTGCCGACTCAGCGGTGGGCCAAATCGACCATCCGCACCCTGGCGCTGCGGGACTCGAACGTCGCCATCCGCCGCTACCGAAAGCGCGACGGCGGCGGTACTGCGATGCCGGGCGGCTGGCCGCCGATCATTGAGCCCGCCAAACATGATCGGGTTGTCGCGCTGCTGGCGTCGCCGGATCGGCGCAGCCATACGGGGCCGCGGCCCGGTGCCCGCCGTCATCTGCTCACGGGCGGAATCGGCGAGTGCGGCAAATGTGGCGCGGACCTCCGCGTGTGGAAGCGCGGAGGCAAGCGCGGGAATGGCGACAAGATCTACCTGTGCAACACACCCAAGCACTGCACCGGCCGCCTGAAGGAGAAGGTCGACGATCTGGTGGCCGAGGTGGTGATCGCCCGGATGCAGAGGCCGGACGCGCTCGATTGGCTGATGGGCGATGATGAGCGCGCACGCCAGTTGACAGAGAAATGCGATGAGCTGCAACGCAAAATCGACGAGGCCGCCGACGCGTTCACGGGCACCGGCAGCGCCGATGTCGAGCGGGTCAGGGAGCGCATCGTCGGTCAGCTGGTGCCGCAGCTGGAAGCGGCCCGCCGCGAACGCGACTCCGCGCTGCGCGAGGTCGACGTCGACGAGTTGCGGAAGTTGGCGGGGCCGAAGGCCGCCGAACGATGGCAGGAGATGTCCGTGACCCAGCGGCGTGCCGTGTTGCAGACCATCGGGCTCAAGGCAGTTGTCCTGAAACCGCGGGAGAAGCACGGGCCGGGCTTCGAGCGGGAGTCGGTGGGCTTCGTGTGGATGAAAAATCGTGAGCGGGTGAATAGCGAATGTGCGTGCGAGACGACGAGATAAAGCTAAAGAACGCCAGGGGGCGCACCGTGCTTTCCTTCGTTAGGCGTTCCTATTACAACGATGGCGTTTGGACTTCGGACGATTGGAGTGTGGCCGTCAAGCCCCGGACCCCAAAGATGTTGGCGCATGAACGTTCCCAGCCGACCCAGACCCCAGACCGTTATCTCAAGTATCTGCCCGATGAGAACCGTTACGTTCTTGAGTTGCCCGGCCTAACGCGGCGGTGGGAGAAAGTAACCCCGGTGCTCGACAAGCTCGCGGAACACAATGTGCCGGAAATCACTTTCGACGGACTCAGAAACCGCATTAGCTAATTGCAGTTGTGGTAGCGTCGTTCATAACGAGCACGCTTCGTATCGTGTAGCTGCCGCAATTCTGCGCCGGCTTCTCGGAGTCGCCCCCCAAGGCGGCTCAATCCTCATTCCCGAGGTGAGAAGTTGGCAACCACAACCCGTGAGTCGCGCAGTCTCCGTGGCGTTATCGCTCGGAAATCCCAGGACCTAGCGCCCGGCCATCCAGAACTAGATGAACTGAAGGCCGAATTCAAAACGCTGCGCGCCCAGGAGTACATCGAGAAGGTTCTGTCCGAGGCGCCGCCGTTGACCGATCAGCAGCGGACGCGCCTGGCCGAGCTATTTCGTCCTGTCGGCGGTGCGGCGTGAAACGGAAAAGCCCGGTGTTAGACCGGGCTTTTCCTGACACCACCACCAGCCGCGACCAAACGACTAAAGGCTTCTCTCAGTTTAGCCCAAACCGAGCGGCTGTTGAGCCGTCTCATCGGTGCCCAGGCTGTGCGCGAATCCACCTCGTACACCCGTGCTTCCCCGGATGCGGAAGTCAGTGGGGGTCCCTCGGCGGTGACGCTGCATGAGCGACTTCCGCGACTTTCTTGACGCGTGCATCGGTCCGACCACTGGCGTGCTGCATGTCGCCGTCGGCTATGACATGCAGCTCGTGAACGGTAAACACAAGCACCGGAGGTGGATCGAAACCCAGTTCGACTGGCCGTCCGAGGCGGACCGCGCCGAACGCGAGATCCTTCGCGAAGCAACGACTTCCGATGTATATGTATGCCCGAACCTCATGGTCGGCGACAAACGCGCACAGGGGGGGGCGGCGGCCCGTCTGAACATCAAGGCCGACATCGACGGCGACTTTGATCTCGACAAGGTTCGCGAGATCGGTGGATTCGCCGTTGCCTCCGGGTCGCTCGGCCACGCCCACGTGTACGTGCCGTTAGCCGAATCGGTTCCGGCATATCGGTACACGGCGCTGTGTAGGGCGCTCGGCGGCTATCTGGGGAACGCCGACTCAAAGATCAGCGACAACGACGTGCTACGGCCGCCAGGGACGTACAACCACAAGCCGACCGTGACCGGCTTGGCGCCCGCATCGGTTCGATGGCTCGTACGCCCCACCGGTGTCCGGGTCGATCTGGACACCCTGGCTCTGGCGCTGGGCATCACCTTGTCGGACCGGGCCGCCAGCAGCGTGCGCACTAACGGCCACCAGTGCGAGAAGTTCGACCTCGCTGAGTACCCGCTCGTGCAGACGGCAATTGAGAAGAACTCCGGTGACCGCTCGGCCGACACGATGCGGGTAGTAGGCGCGTGCTTTGTCGCAGGGCTCAAGTTAGAGCACGCGCGTTTTGCGGTTGCTGTCCGAACTGACCTGTCGGGTCGCCTGGCTGAGCGCAACGACGACGATGTGCTGAACTGCTGGCTAAAGGCCGTCGATTCGCGGCAAAACGCCGACCAGATCAGCGAAGCTGCTGCCGCCGCCGCCCCGCACGATGCCGTGCCACCCATACCAATCGAGCAGGCACACAAGGTGTTCCAGCGGTGGCTCGGCGATGACTACGACACCGACGCCCTCGACGCCATGCTCGCAGTCGCCGCAGTCGAGAAGTTCAACGACCTCAGCGACCTGGTGTGGTTGCTGCTGGTGTCCGGTCCTGGCAACGCGAAAACCGAAACGGTGCAATCTCTAGACGGTATCGGCGCCATTGTCACCAGTGCGATCTCGTCAGAGGCCGCACTGCTGTCGGCGACACCGAAGCGCGAGCGTGTCAAAGGCGCGACGGGCGGCCTGCTCCGCAAGATCGGTGATCGTGGCGTATTGGTGATCAAGGACGCGACGTCGATCCTCTCGATGAACCGGGATCTCCGAGCCCGTGTGCTCGCTGCTTTGCGCGAGATCTACGACGGGCGTTGGTATCGGGAAGTCGGCACCGATGGCGGCCTGACGATCCCGTGGGAGGGTCGAATCGCGGTCATCGGTGCCGTCACGACGGCCTGGGATGCCGCGCATGCGGTGATCTCCACCATGGGTGACCGGTTCGTGTTGGTGCGCCTCGACTCGACCACCAAACGACAGGCCGCCGGCCGCAAGGCAATCGGCAATACCGGCGAGGAGCAGGTCATGCGCGCCGAGCTGGCTGCGGCGGTCGCGGGAGTGCTCGCAGGCATGGCCACCGAGCCGACCAAGATCGCCGCCGAGGAAACCGACGTTCTGCTGAGGGCGGCCGACCTGGTGACCCTAGCGCGCACAGGTGTCGAGTACGACTACCGCGGCGACGTGATCGACGCGCATGCACCGGAAATGCCCACACGCTTCGCGAAGCAGTTGGCGCAAATCCTTCGCGGCGCCGTGGCGATTGGCATGGATCGAAGCGACGCGCTACGGCTGGCAATCCGGTGTGCGCGAGACTCCATGCCGCCGCTCCGGCTGGCCATCATCGAGGATCTGGCCGAGCATCCGGACAGCACCACAGGTGACGTTCGCAAACGTATCGACAAACCGCGCGCCACCGTCGACCGGCAGTTGCAAGCGTTGCACATGCTTGGCGTGGTGGCGGTCGATGAGGAGGAGTACACCGCTGACGGCAAAACGAAGTGGTTTTACACGCTCGCCAATCACATCGAGCCGGACGTCCTTAAGCGTCAAAGAGTGCCAGATTTGTCAGTACATACCCCTATCCCCTCTGAAGACAGTCCAGAAGAACCTGCATTAGTTCCTGACAAATCCGGCACTCCCCGGCGCCCCGGCTGCGACTGCGCTCACCAACCGCAGCCCTGCTACTGGTGCCAGCTCAAAGTGGAAAAGGCAGTGTCGTGAAGCGCGCGCCCGTCAAACAGCGCCGTACCCTCCGCGACGGCCGCCGGCTGGTCAGTGTGGTCTGCCCGTTCTGTACCCAACGGCATTGGTTGCCAGACGCGGCCATCGGCCACTGTCCGCGGCGCCCAGGGGTATTCGTCATCGGCGCCGTGCGCAGGGGGGCTCGATGAACATGCGGTCCATAAACGGTGACGATCGCCTAGAGGCATCCCTCTACTGCGCTGCGGAGGTCATTCGTCAGCGGCAGTGGGCGGGGCAGCCGATACCAGAATGGTTGCGCCGACATCACGCTCAGCTCAATCGCGAGCACATGTCCCAATCCGGCCATGAAATCCACTGCGCCGATGATGAATCGGCACAATTGAGCGGTGACTATTGGATGGGCACCGCCGATGTTTCCCGATATCTTGGGCGCTCGCCGCGACAGGTCCGGCGCCTGGGCATCAACGGAAAGTTGGACGCCCAACGAGTCAGCGGCGGCTGGATCTTTAGCCGCACCAGCGTGATTGAGTACGCCCGCAGGAGGGATAAATGACCGATATACAGACCGCCGTCGAAACCTGGATGTCGCGCCTCAGTGAGCCCGAGTGGCGAACGCTGGTGGCCCGTGTCCGAGAGCCCGACGAAGCGCAGATACCGAAGGGAGCCAGCGGTGGCCAAGAAGACTGAATTTGCAAGCCCCTGGAAAAGGGGTCTTTCGGCCCACGGAAGCCTGGCGGCGCGAACCGGAAGGTCGATGGCGGAAATCGTCAAGCTCGCCGAAGAGGACCGCCTTTTCGAGTTGTTCGACGATAACGGATTCTTGGGCAAGCCCCTCACGCCGGGCGAAGCACTACGTCGCATCGAGCAACGAAAGACGGGCGCGGTGTTGCCTGGCGTGGCGATGCTCAGGCTCCGCAAGCGCGCCTCTCGATGGGCCGAGGAGGAGCGGCGCAGTCGCGAGGAAGAACGGCGCCGCCGCGATCCGCGTGTGCGCCTGGCAGAGCTGGAAGCTAAGCGTTGGGGACCGTAATGGCCGCGAAGAGCAAGCGGTGCGCCCGTTGCGACCGCCGGATGCGCAAGTCCGGTGAGGGGTGGGCTTGTGCGATGAGCATCGACGAGGAGGGGCTCGGCCTGGTCACGGACGTGTATTGCCCGGCCTGCACGACAGATGAAGAGCACTTGCAGCGCCAGATCAACGACGCGCTAACAAATTACGTCTGGTACGGCGACCGCGTGGCGCGCTTCCCGAAGGTTTCGAAGTTCAAACCATCAGCACTCAACTAACTCACGGCCTACGAAAGGGACTGACAAGCAATGAAAGTCAAAGTTGTCCACGGCGTACAAGGTGGCATCCTCAACGACACCGTCAACGTGCCCCGTGGCCAGATTGTCGATTGGCCTGAGGATTATGCTTTGCGCCAACTCTACCTCGGCAACGTCGAGCACCCCGACGCGGCATCCCAACTGCCCGAGGAGCGAAAAGCTTTGTTGGACAGAGCGCGCGAGGCTTATCTGGCCCACGCCGTCCCGATGCTGGAGGCCGCCCAGGCGGTTCATAAACCGCGCGGGGCGCCGCCCGCGCCGAAAGCTCCGGAGAACCCATTTTGGCGTTGGGGCCGCTGAGGCTGGCGACCCGGCGCCCGGAATTTTCTTCCCATGCGAAGCCCTTTCGCCGGGCGCCGGGTTCGCCTCACAACTACAGATTGAGGAGATTCTCAAATGGCAAACGTAAACCCCACAACCGACCCCGGCCAAGCGGCAGCGCAAGCGGCCTTCGACCGTGGCGGAAACGCACAAGCGACCGACCCCCCGGGGAGTCCGGACCAGATGAAGGACGGCTCGGTTAATGCGGCCTTCCAGCCCGAAGGCACCCCGCCGCGGAAGTCGGCGCTGCAGTGACAATGTCACCGCCTGCCGATAACGCGCCGGGCATCAACTGGGACGCGATGGCCGACCAGTCCGAGAGTGTTTCCCACGGGCTTGGTTGGATCGCCCGGCGCGCAGAGCGCGCGCTGACGCTGATCGGACCGGGTCCCGAATTTGACGACCTGTGTGAGGAAGTCAAGGCACTACGCGGCAATGTGGACCTTGCGGCCCGCGAGCACGGCCGCCTGGATGACATGGTGGGATTCGCCTACCTCACTAGCGCACCGCCCGGCACCGTGTGGCGCCCCTACCGCGACTACACGCAGGAATCGGGGGATGACGACGAGTGACCCCTGGGCCACCGCCGAAGACGCCTGACCGGCGAATCAACCGGGTGACCAAGCGTCTGGGTCTGGCGAACCGCGTTGAGCCGCCGGCCATGCCACGGGGTCTCTGTAAGCAAGCCCAGACCCAGTGGGAAAACTATTGGGGCGACGACGTTTCTCGCACCGTGCGCACGTCAGATTTCGGCGTGGCGCTTCGCTGGATTCGGAACACGGATCGGGTGCTGCGCCTCCTGGCCGAGGCGGACGCTCAGCCGATCGTCAACGGTTCACAGGGCCAGCCGAAGACGAATCCTATTTACTCGTTGTGCGCCACCCTGGACGCCCAGATCCGGCTCGACGAACAACAGCTAGGCATCGGGCCATTGAGCAGATTGCGGCTGGGTGTGGTGCTCACCGAGCAGGCGAAAACCCTGTCCGACTTGACGAATGGCGACGACGATGACAGCAACGAAGACTTCCGGGCCGACCTTGTCCTCCTACCCGCACCCGTGGCCCAAGGGAGTACCGCGCCCGCTGATAGCCCCACCGATCCCTGACCCGCCGCCAGCCGGCAGCCCCGACATCGCCGCGAAGGCAATCAAGTTCATCGAGCGCTACGCAACGTATGGGCCAGGGGACCGCGAGGGCGAGCCGGTGGTCCTCGAGGCGTTCGAGAAGCTGCTGCTGGCCTACGTGTTCGCGACCAACGAGTACGGCCGGCGACGCTACCGCCGCATGTACGTGCAGGGGCCGAAGGGAATGGGCAAGTCGGCCTGGTCGTCGTGGATTCTGCTGTGGCAGTTGTGCTCACAACGCTCAGCGGTGATCCCGGTTGCCGCGTCCACGGACAAACAGGCCGAGCTGGTGTTCGGAGATGCGAAGGCCAGCATCCGCAATTCCCCGGAGCTATCAGCGCGGTTCGAGGTGTACGACGAAGTCATCCGCGAACGTAACGGCCCCGGCTATGCGTACAGGGTTGCCTCGGTCGGCGGCTCCAACGACGGCGCCCGGATCTCGACGGCCCTGCTGGATGAGATCCACCTTCTGACAACCCGCGAGCACCGCGCGCTATGGGACGTCATCCAGAACGGTTGTGCCAAGCGGGAAGACTCCCTGTTGTTGGCGACCAGCACGCCAGGCTGGGACTTTGATACACCGGCCGGCGAGCTACACCAGTACGGAATGAAGTGGTACACGGGCGAGGTGAACGATCCGGACTTCTGCATGATCTGGTGGGGCTGCGACCCGGCCAGCGACCCCGACCGCTACAACCTCGAGACCGACGAGGGCCGCAAGAACGCCGTCCGCGCGGCCAACCCGGCCGCTGACAGCTTCGTCAACGTGAATGACCACGCGCGCCGCTGGGCCAAAGATCACCAGGCGAACTTCCTGCGGTACTTCCTGGGCCTGTGGACCGCGCGTGAGGACTCGTGGCTGCCGGCCGGGGCGTGGGAATCCTGCCGCGCCACCGAAGGCCGCGACGATCTCGTCTTCGACCGCGACCGCGAGGTATGGACCATCCGCGACGGGGCCGACGTGGTGCTCGGCTTCGACGGCTCCGTAACACAGGACTCCACGGCGTTGGTTGTCTGGACGTGCGGCGAGGTACCGCACTGCGATCTTGTGGCCCTGTGGGAGCAGCCCGAGGACGAGCGGGCGGCAGCCGAATGGTCAGTGCCGGTCAGCGCGGTCGAGCAGACCATCCGCGACGCATGCCGGCGGTGGCGCGTGAAGGAGATCGCAGCCGACCCGGCCCGCTGGCAGAAATCGCTACAGGCATTGACTGACGAGAAGTTGCCGGTCCTCGACTTCCCGATGCGGCCGGAACGGATGATGCCCGCCACGCAGAAGTTCTACGAGGCCATCGTGAGCCAGGGCCTGACACACTCCGGCGATCCGCGGCTGGCCCGGCACGTGGGCAACGCCGTCGTCAAGGCCGACCAGCGCGGCCAACGAATCATGAAGGACAGCGCGAAGTCGCAGCGGAAAGTGGATGCCGCGGTCGCGGCGATCATCGGTTTCGACCGGGCCAGCCAGCCGAAGCCGGCCACCTACGATGTGCTTCAGTCGGTACTCTGAATTTCCCCGATAACCGGGCCTGACCTCGGAGTTTGCTGGATGCGGAATCGGCACCGAAAGCATAAATCCGGGACAGCGCATGGTTATGCGGCTTGTGGGAAAAAAGAAATCGGCCCGATTGCCACCGGCAACGCCCCAGCCAGCGTGAACGCCGACGAAAAGCGCCACATACAGGTGATTTAGGCCCGTTTGCAGCGAGTTTTCCCAACCGGCAAACCCCAAATGGCTAGGCTGCTGAAACGCCCTGCATACCTATACGCGAACGGACGCCCGGGTTTACAGTCGCGCGGAGGCCGCCCATCCCAAAAATCGGAAACTTCGGCGCCGGGGTGGTTTGCTGGGGAGGGGGGTTGCGTTTGCCAGGCGCGCGGCCAGGTTCGGTGGCAGTTCCGTCACCATCGTCATGGTCCCCTGCCTCACGCGGATGCGTGCCACATCACCGCGCCAGCAGAGGGGGCCAGCGGCGACGATCGGCACCCACTCCCCGGATGGTGGGAAGATTTCCCACCAGTGCGTGCGGGCGGGGCTCCCATCCGTCGCTGCGTTTGGTAGCGGTGCCGCGCCCTGGTTGGCGATTGGGCCGCATGTGTCAGCAAGCGTCCGCTGCCAGGGGTGAGCGAGCCACAGGACGCCGATGGTGGTGCTGCGAGGGATGGTCGGCGGGCGTCTGCCCATCGTTTCTATGTCGGGGATGGTGTTGCTCTTGCGACCATCCTCAGTCTGCGGCCCATCCCCTGTCTGCGCGCAATCGGCGACAATCTGGTCATGACGACCACCCAGCCGGCCCGGCGCAGGGCCGACCGAATCGTGACGATCGTGCTGCTGATAGCGCACGCGCTCTTGGCGCTGTACACGGTGGCCTGGGCGTTCGGCTTCCAAAGCGATCAGGAATACCTGGAGAGCAGGTGCCGCTACCACAGTCTTGATTGCAGTAATCCGTGGGTCACTGTCGCTGTGTGGATAGGGTTGGCCGGCACTGGGCTGCTATTTGCCCTCGACCTCGCATTCGCAATCAGGTGTACGAGGAAGGGCCGACTGGCCTTCTATGTGCCGCTGCTGGGGTGCCTAGGGCAGGTCGCCGTCTTCGCGGCGATGGTGGTAGTTAACGGCTGGAAGCCTGGATGAGCCGAGCAGTCTGTTTGGTTTAGAACGGGATCACGAGCCTCGGGGGATCGGGCGGGGACGTACTCGGCTCGTGCGGCCCCCGCAGCGCCCCACGGGTAGCCCGGTTGCACGAACGGTGTTCCGGGCCTTGGTAGGAACGATCGGGCGCGTGTCCGAGATCCCACGGTTCGCCCGGGTGGATGAGTTGGCCGCAGCCCGGTTTCGCGCAGTGGACGCTGCCGGTGGCGATGAGTTGCGCCCAGTCTTCGCGTAGCTTGCGATGTTCTGTGCCGTAGCCGCGCTCAGCGGTGGTGCCGCGGTTGGCGTGGTGGCACTTGTCGCAACGCCCAGATGCGTTGCGGGTGACGGCGCTACAGCGCGCGCCACGGACTCCAAGGCAGTGTCGCGGGCGTCGGCTCATGGGTTCAATGGTAATGCGGTTAGTCCTGTTGGGATTTCGCTTCCGTTGGGGAGCGAATCGCCGCACGGGGATATCCCCGAACGCCCCAGTGGAACGGGTAGGGTTTACGACCGGCAGCCTGGCGGTCGACGCGGAAAGCGATGGGGGAATGAACTTCTGGGAACTACGCGGTGTCATTCAGAAATCCGACTCATCAGAGTGGCGCAAGGTTGACGAAGGTCCGACCTACCGCAGCCGGTTTGCCGCTTCATACGGTCCGGGCCAGGAAAACTTCCGCCTCGAGGAAGACAGCCACCACACTGTCGCTGTTTACATTCCTGACGTGGACATCACCATTGCGTACGGCATGGGCGAGGACTTCCCGCACGCGGACCGATCCGGCGAGATCGACCGGCACTTCGCCTGGATGGAAAACTTCGCGGACAAATCGGGATTTAAGATCTGCCGAGCCGACATCTTTTGGCGGGGATCTCTCGTCGACCGTACCGACTACATCCTGGTCGACGGCTATCGCGCAGCGCTGCCCATCGGCGGCGGCCACGACGGCCTGGATATAACGGAGTTCGACCGTGACATAGCTCGGCTGGTTGACGAGATCGATGGCCACCGCGAATTTAACTCTTACTACAGCCGCGTTCCGTATCGGCCAAATTTCTGAGCCGCATAGCGATCGGCCCGCACCGCGGAGAGCTAGGCGCGGACCGCCCTCCCGTCGAGCAAGTTAAGCCCAGGAGCGGCGGTTTGGCCCCTATGTTGGCCTCAGTCGCTGAGCGCGTGCTCTTGTACTTCTTTGCGGTACTCCGCAACACGCTCCACAACTGCGTCGCTCGGGTGAAGCTCGCGGACCTTCTGCTCGTACAGGTCAGCGGCAGCTTTAAATTCTTCCCGAGACATCCCCAACGACTCCGCGGTCATGGTCTCCGAGGATCCCACAGTCATGGTCAGCCTTCCTTCCCCGTCACCCTCAAGTCTAGGCCTTGGGTACGTCATCTCGCACCAAGACGGCCGTGCTGGCAGCGAAAAGCCTCACGTCACCGAAGTTGAGCGCCGTTGCGATGGGCGGAGTCGTTGCCGAATAGTAGTCCATCAAGCAGTCAATCGACAGTACGCCGATGAGGCGTGCTGTCTGCTTCTCCGTGATCGGCACGGCTAGGATTTCTCCCCAGTTGTCGACCGTCTGTATGAACTCTTTCAACGTAAATCCGGAGCGAATTTGTTCCGACAACTGCGGGTAATCCTGCTTGGTCGGTCGCTGCCCAGTGCTGCCATAGCTTGCTGCTACTTGCCGCCGGTCATGTAGTACGGCAATACCATCTTTCCAGCATTCGCCGATGGTGCCTTTACCCTTCGTCCAGCGGATGGGCGCCTCAGGTGGATAGTCGCTCAGGCGGAAACGGAAGACCTGCTTCAGGTGTTTGCCCCACCAAGGTACAACCCGCCCCTTCAGCTCTAGCCGTCCCCGTATAGCGAACACGCTGACGCCCAGCTTCGCTAGGGGGACGTTGTGTGCAGTCATGATCGAGTTGAGCGCGGCGATACACGGCTGATTCATCTCCGAGCGAGCGTGTTCGCGCTGATACGCCTTGTACTTGAAGACAATCCGACCGACGTTGTCGACGAACGCGAGGATGCCCACGGCGATGGCTCCAGCGACGACTAACCAGCGGCTCCAATCAACTACTTTGTTTTCGATCAACGTATGCGTCACGGCAACAAATAGGCCGAGGAGGGCGAAACAAATGCGGTAGATGACCGTGACTACCTTCACGAGCTGCTTCAACCTTGCCCCCAGAAGAAGTTGACCCTTACTTCGTGCGGTTGAACGCTCCAACGGTACTGTGGACAAGTCGGTGAGGTGCGCATTTCCTGCGAAGTAATTCCCTGTGTCAAACCCGCAAAGTCGGGCGGCCCTGGTATTCGGCAGCCGCTCGCTCGTCGAGCAACTGGTCGATGCGCCGGGCGTTCGGCGTGCGGCCTTCTTCCTCGCGGATCATGCGGCGAATCGCAACTAGCAGGCCCAGTTCGGAGTCGATGGTCTCGATGTCGCGCACGCGGGGAGCGTATGCCCGTCACGCCGCTGGCGTCACTTCACCGCGGTCAGTCCTTCTCTGCGTACATAGGCGTCTGAGTCCATCCGTTGTTGTCGCCGCACGCACCAATTGGCAATGACACCGTGTCGGTGCCTCGTAAAGTCCCGTCCGGTTGGGGCGTGAGCTGCCACATCGCGGATAGCTGCGCGCGTGCTCCAGTTCCGTCGTTGCATGAGACGCTGCCGTTGGTGTCGGGCGTCGGTTGGCGCCATGTGTCGTCGACGTAAGCGAGCGTGACTGTGTTCGGTTGGCGTCCAGGAACATCGGGCATTGGCTCGCCTGTGTCGGGGTTGATCCGTACGCCATGCGCGGTGCAGCTGTTGGCGCAAGTCGTTGTGAAACGCCAGTGCATAGTTACAACAGGTTTATCGCTGTGCCAGTTGCTGACGTCACCCGCTGTCTGATGCGGGTAGTCGAGCACGATCCGATACATTCCATTCAGCAGGGTGATGGCAGGAGGAGCGGAGGCGGGAGGAGCAGACGCCTCGCGTGTACTCGGCACTGGCGGCGGCGCTGGCGCACGCGGTACCGGGGCACGTTCGTGCCCAAGCAGGATGACGGCCCCCACTGTGATCGCGGCCAGTGAGAGCACCACGGCGGCAACCACAACGCCCCAACGCCATGCCGAGCGCTGGTCGACAGCTTCGGTGTAATCCTCACTCGACCACGCCAACTCTGGCGCCGCCTGGGTCGCCAGCGGCACGATCGTGGTCTCGTCGTTGTCGGCTGCGGCCGTGGCCGGTTGGTCGTCAGCGTTGTCGTCGGACATCGGGGCGCGCTCCTCCTTGGTCGGTTCGTAGTGTGCGCCGGAAGGGTGACAGCCGTAAGCGAGAACCACGGTGCTCAGGACAATCGGGCCGACAACTGTTTCGAGGGGGCCGGGGCGATGCGGTTCCCCCGCTTATTCGGATTCGCCCAGTAGTCAAGACGTTTTCGCGCGTTTCAGCTTCGCGTCGCAGTTTTCGCATTGAAAGGTACTTGCGCTCACGGGCACTTGCTGGGTGTGTTGACACTTGGAGCACTTGACTTTCGTCGTTTTCGCGACGGCGGTCGTCTTCGCCGAAGCGACCTTGGTGCTCGCATCGCCCCACTCGTCGTAACTAAAACCTGCGTGTTGATGACAACGCCAGCAATCAAACTCGTCATCATCGTCCTCGATGTACTGTGCAGCCGCGCAGCGCGGACACAAGACACGTGTTCTTCCTTCGGGCATGACGCCTCTCGGTGCCGCAACGGCTGCGAAACCCACACCCAGCGGGCCAAGGAACAGCAGGGTCAAAATGAAAAATTCCCCTGACCGCCCTTCTGGTGCGACCCCGGACGCCACAGCTGCAGAGATAACCCACACGATTCCCATGACGACGAGGTAAAAAACCGGCACGCCCATGACGAGAATGCTAGGTCGTTCCAGTCGACTGTCGGAACGGTCCCGACGCGAACGGGCCGCCCCCGGAGAGTAGGGGCGACCCGATACTTAGTCTGTTGCGGCAATTTTGGGTTGCTCAGGGGCCCGACAGGAGGGATAGCAGCAACACAAAGGGCAGGCCGAAGAGCATCCACCCGACCAGCACCGGGGGGATCGCCCACATGACTCGCTCCAATGTGGTGCGCTCGTCGGTGTCCATGAACGTGGAGTCTATCGAAATGCCGGTGGTCAGAACTGCTTGTCGCACCAGTCGGCGGCCTCCATGAGCGCGGCGGCCAGCGCCCGGGCGGCGTCTGCCGTGACAGCGATGATCGCGTAGTCGTCATCGACTTTCTGGGAGATCCCGATCACGTCCGCCCGCCGGCCGCCGCCGAAGTCCTGAATGGCCGGTGTGACCCGCATAGGTTCATCGCCTGTTTGGCCGGTCACAGCGATGTGAATGGGTTCGCCCATCTGGGTTTGAGTCATGGGCGCAGTCTCGCATGGGCGCAGTCTCGGGGGATGAAGGGGGATGGAAGCAACACCCCCCGTTTAGTCATCCCTGTTAGTGCGTGTCTAGACAGCTGGTCACCCCCGGGATCACCAGCGGGCCCACCAGGCCGGTGCCGTCCCGCACCCGAACCGCAAGGTGCGCGACGCCCTGGCTGTGCAGGTCGCGCACCATGCGCGGGTCGGCGACCAGGTAGTCCGTCAACACCACCAGATCCGCGGCGGCGTGCGACACGCTCGCATGCGGCTGGCTGCTGTGGGCGATGCGGG